AGTAACTGTAACAGCCTGGAGTGCCATCATTTTCATTGAACTGGTTAAGGATTTTATATTTCCAGCAGCCTTTTTAGCACCCTTCTCTTTAACATTTATGAAAAAATTAGGCATTAGATTTCTCCCTTCGTTGTTTTGCTACACAATAATTAAATTCCTGCTCAATAATCAGGAAATCATCTATTATATTAGGTGGTGTTTCTTTTAAGGATGGATAAGGAGGGCAGGAGAACTGTTTACAGAAATTGTATTCTGTTATTCGGCTTTGACAATCTTCATTAAGCAAAAGCGAATGGTCGGCAAAGAAAAAACTCTGTGTATATATTGCTTCTCCCACATTAAACCCTTTTTGTTCTGCTTCATCTGATAGCCTTATAATTTCGTCATACACATCTTCAATACTGCTAAATTCAGCCTTTTTACGATTAGACGGACATAATGCTACATAGGGGAATGAAACCCCTGCAAAGGCACCTTCTTGGAGCTGATTGAATGAAATCCAGACATTAATACGAAGCAGTACAAAAAGGGTTTAATGTGGGAGAAGCAATATATACACAGAGTTTTTTCTTTGCCGACCATTCGCTTTTGCTTGATGAAGATTGTCAAAGCCGAATAACAGAATACAATTTCTGTAAGCAGTTCTCCTGTCCTCCTTATCCATCCTTAAAAGAAACCCCACCTAATATAGTAGATGATTTCCTGATTATTGAGCAGGAATTTAACCATTGTGTAGCTAAAAAACAAAGGGAGAAATCTAATGCCTAATTTTTTCATAAATGTTAAAGAGAAGGGTGCTAAAAAGGCTGCTGGAAATATAAAATCCTTAACCAGTTCAATGAAAATGATGGCACTCCAGGCTGTTACAGTTACTGCTGTTGTTCAGGGGCTTAAAAAGTCTATACAAATGTCAGCAGAGATGGAGGGTGTAAGAAGGGGCTTTGATAACCTTGCTAAGTCTCAAGGGTTTTCAACTGCTGCATTTAATAAATTCAAGAAAGCAACTGATGGCACAATAGATAGTCTGACCCTTATGAAACAGGCAAATAATGCTATGTTGCTTGGCATTACTGATTCAGAGGATCAGATGGCAGATATGTTTGATGTGGCTCAAAGGCTTGGGGCAGCACTTGGTGTTGATACTGTTCAGGCTGTTGAATCACTTGTTACTGGTCTTGGTAGGCAATCTAAATTGATGCTTGATAATCTTGGAATTATGGTAGATACCAATAAGGCTTACGAAGATTATGCAGATTCTATTGGGAAAACAACTTCACAGCTTACAGACCAGGAGAGGAAAACAGCCTTTGTAAATGCTGCTATGGCAGAGGCAAATATGCTTGTTGCACAATTGGGGGAAGAACAATTAACAACAAAGGATGCAATGGCACAAGCTGCAACAGCAGCTTCCGATGTAGCTGTATCTATGGGTAATTTTTTGGCACCTGCTATAATAAGAGCATCAACATTATTTGCTGGTGCAGGTAAAGCTGTTTCAGACTATTTGGATAGTTTAATTGAATTAGATAATCACCAAATAAATGCAATGAGTACAGAGGAAGAAATAATTAAGAACATAACACGCTATGAGGAAAAGCTAAGGACTGCAAAAACCCTTGTACATACATATTCATTCGCTACACAAGATTTAAGTGGTGCAACAGAAAAACAAAAAGAGGAAATGGCTCGATTGAGAGGCATTCTAACTCAATTAAATTTAAAATACCATGAAGGAAATATATTATTAACAAATAATAGAGAAAATTATGTTCTTTTAACACCTGAAATGGAAACTATGAATACATCATTAATTAGAACTAATGAAACAACTGCAGACTATTTGGGGAATCTTAAAAAAGTAGAAGTACAGCAGATGACTTCTATTTCAAGTTGGGATTTAATGACATTGGGGATTAGAAGAAATACTTTAGAAAGAGCAAGAAATGTCAAGGCAAACTTAAAAGGTTATGCTCTATCTAATCAGGGTGCAAGAGATTCTATGATTAATGTTGTAAAGGCAGAAACAATGGAAGCTATATCAGGACTAATAGCATCTATATTTAAAAATGTTCCATTTCCACTTAATGCAATATTGGCTGCTGGTGCAGGAGGTATGGTGTCAAGTGCAATTACAAGAAATTTACAGGCTCATGTTCCACAATTTGCAACTGGTGCTGATTTTGTTACCTCCGGTCCACAGCTTATGTTGGCTGGGGAGGCAGGAGCAGAACGAGTACAAATTACTCCCTTAAATGCTGGGATGAACCTGGATGGTCCCCAGGGAGGTGGTACAAACATAACACTTAATATATCTGCACCACTTGTTGATGATACTGTTGTAGATACAATTATTCCTGCTATAAATGAAGCTATTAGGAGAGGTGAAACCCTTGCAACAAGCTGATGCTCATATTACCACCTAATTTCTCCAGAGACCTTGCAGGGCGTGATACTGCTTTAATTCCTGTTGTTAGGATTGGAGATATTTATATATCTACCAATTCCATGACTTATGATACCAATCCTGTATTACCACTATTAACATCTAATCCAAGTTTAAAAGAGAGCATTGATATTGCAACAAGGCGATACAAGATTTCTAATATCTCGATTATTGTTAACAATTTCCCCTATGAGAATAAGAGGTTTAGTGAAAGGGTTGAAGGCTCTTTAATTAATACACCTGTTGAAGTATATTGGACTTCACCATCTACTACTAATTTTACAGGCGATACTTCTGCTCTTATGATATATCGGGGTCAGGTCAGGCGATACGACCATGATGATACAAGTTGTAAAATATCCATTGAAGATAGATCACAGGCAACATTTCATAAGAATTTGCCTTTACCTGAAAATTATATATCAGTTGATGCAAACACAAAGGATGCCGGAAAACCAATACCGATAGTTTATGGTTATGTTGATAGAAGTCCATGTGTAATTAATAAATCCCAATCAGTAATAGAAGAAGGTATTTATGGCAATGTAGATTTATTAGTTGATACAGCACCACCTGAATTAGTAGAATCTAATAATGCGTCATGGGCTTATAAATTAAAAATATTTAGTGATGATATCTATTTAGATGTTCCAAAAAGTCTACAGGCTATAGGGGGTGAGTTTGAAAACAGTTCTTCTACTGATGAAGTTAGTTCTTATTATGGTGCAGATTTAATTCAATGGGGGAGATTTGGTAATTATATAACCTTAATATCATCTGGAAACCATGAAGATAATAATATAAATCCTATTGCCGATAATAGATTAATAGTAATGCAGTATATAGATGATATGATATTATCAGAATTTAAAGCAAAATCTACTCATTGGGAAGAAAGTAGTGATGTTGGAACTGCACACTACACCTCGGTTATAACTCAAACAAATGAAGCAAATGATTCGATAGCAGGAACATCAGCAAAAGATTATGGAGCAGATGAGGATTTTTCTTGGGATGGCACTTCACAACTTTCAACTATGCCACCAGAATTTACAGCTGCAGATATTCCAGAGAGTTGGACAGGACACACTTCAAGCCAATGGGGTGTTCCGGCAAGTACTTGGATGACAGGGGCTATAAGTGAGGGTGGTAAGTTTGAAGCAAGAGCAGGAAGTCTCTATTATAGTATAGATATATATGCAGGTAATATGTCCACAGACCCAGCCTCCCCATCAACAGTTTTTACTACTGAGGTAAGGATTGGGGGTGATACTGTTGGTGATAATAATTTTATATCAGTCGGTGCGTATGGCATCTCAGCAACAAGTGCATCAAGTTGGAATAACATTAAAAGTATATTGGGATCATTGTTCATAGAGAATGTAGATAAACTTTTAATATATATTAAACCAATCAGCGATTCTGGAGATAGGTTTCTTGGTGCATTAAAATTACATTTTAAGCAATTAATAATGTATAATTATTTATTGGCTAAAGATGTGATTTCACATGATTATTATGCAATTGTGTATGGCAGACATACAGACTATTCATATGTGCTTCAGCCTATATCACCAAAAGCACCTGTAATAATTAAAGATATATTAGAAACTGAACTTGGACAAACTGGGATAGATGCAACAGGCACTTATGATTGGCAATATGCCTTCACAGTAGATAAAAAGATTAACTCTAAGAAATTGATTGAGGGGATTGCTTCTGCTTCGCCCTACCTCCCACGCTTTAATAATATGGGTTCGTTTTTATTTACAGAGATTCCTATGGATGGGGGAAGTGTAACATCTGATGACCATCATATCAAAGAAGCAGATTGCATTGATTTCAGTTTCAGCCGAACCAAAATTGAAGATGTTTATACGAAAATAGTTTTCAAGTATAATTGGGATTATGCAAGGGGAGAATTTAATGATAGTGTAGAGGTTGAAATTGATGATTTGATAGATGGTTATGATCCTACATATTATGGGTTTAAAGTAACTGCTGGTGAAGAATATGACCATGCAGAATCAGAACTTATCATTGATGGAGAACAGGGCAAATACATAAGAGATCATCCAACTGCAAAGAAATTCGCAGAATGGTATTTGTTATGGAGTTGCAATCAGCACCTAAAGATGAAGATTAAACTTCCCTTGAAGTATATGAATTTAGAGATTGGTGATTTTGTGGATTTTGATGCAATTCTTGGTGGGGTTAAACCTTATGGGATTGACTATCATCTACAATCAGATGGTGGAGAAGTTAATAAACAAGCAGTATTTAAAAACTTCCTAATTACATCAACAAACAAGACTTTAGAATTTTGTGAAATTGAGTGTATTCAGATGCACAATTTAGATGATGGTTTGATTTATGGTTGTATGGATAATACTGCCTGTAATTTCAATGCTGATGCTACT